TCCGCCAGTGCTTCCGCCAGTGCTTCCGCCAGTGCTTCCACCTATTTCCGGGCTATCGTCAATTGAACCAACACCGTATGGGGCAGCAACTACCAAAATGTCAGTATTTTTACGTTTAGTGATAGTTCTTCCAAACTCAAAAATGCTCTGGCTAATATTTGTTGTGGTGTTTACATCATAATTCTTAGTTTTATTATATACAGCCCAGCGATTACTTCCGTCATTGTCAACCCATAATTTAGAGTTGTAGGGTAATTTTAACAAATGATTATCACTTGGTATTGAGTGGAATGTGTCAAATCTAGTACTATTAAATTTATATAAAATTCCCGGTGCAGGCAATGTTGCATCTTCAATTGATGCTAGGGTAGATGCCACAGTAAATTGATTTAACATCGGAATTTCAGCAATCCGATATACTCCATCAACTTGTTCATTAAACTGAGTGACACAAACAAAATCACCAACAGATAGTCTGTGACGTATGTCTGTTGTAAATGTTATAGTGCTAACTGGAGAACTAACATACACCCCAACAACCTGTGGGACAACTTTTTCGTATCTTAAAACATCCCAGTTGCCATTTAACTTAAATCCTAACCAAATTGTAGTACCTTCTGGCAATGACGCATCAGCAATATCTAATAAACTATTTTCGTTATAGGCTGTAGCAGTCACATCATCAACACGTACATAACCAGCAGTGTTTATTAACATACTTTTTACACTAGATGTGCTGATAAAAACAGAGTTAATGTCAAAATCATCATAGGTAATAGTTAGGTCAGTGGGTAATACATAATTAGTTAAATCATTGCTAGTTGTAGGAACATCTGTAAGAAATTTAATAATCTGTGGATTTTCTAAAAACGATCCTTCAATTAACGGGAATTCAATTTCTCGGTATGTTGAGTAAGATCCATAATAACCTACTCTAAATGCCCACTCTTCGGTGTAATCGACTTGACCGTGTAGATTATAAGAACTTGGCTTAGCTAGTTTTGTAATGCTGTTCTTAGTTCCCTTTTCTCTAATATATCCTTGATAGAATTTATATTGAGCAATAGGATCGGTAAAAATATTATCTAAGTTAGGTCGTGGAGTATAACCTATTAGATGTTGTGCCATTTTTTGCTGGCCAGCATCAAAGTTATCAATATTAAGATTGTAAAAATCTTGGAACTGATTAATCTTATAATCAAAGTTAGGCAATAAGGACGCCGTGGGTTTTTTGTCTAATAACACCCACCCATCGGCTACATTAAATGTTTCAGATCCGACAATTGTATTTTTAGCGGAATAATATTTCCCGTTATAACTAACTATCTGTGAATATATATATTTTTTATAAGGAACCCAAGCTGACAATTCAGCTGTGTCATAAACAAACCCCGGGCTTGTAAAATCGCCGTCCCAGTTGGCTGTTCTTAAACCTGTTATCTTCATTCTAAATTGACGATACCCAGACTCTGGCTGAAAAATAATATCATTGAATATTGTGGTATTGTTAAAGACTATACCATGTTCTTTTTGTACAGGCCTTATTTGAGCAAAATAGATACCCTGTGTTGAATTTGATACCGTTATTGTACAAACACCATCTAATCTGTTAACATTTATATTCTTTTGAGGATAAGGCGTTCCGTTAGATTGCAATATACTGTAATCATAAAAACTGTCAAATATATTATCAACAACTGAAAGAGTTGATTTAAATTTTATTTGATCGGCAAAAGGACTTAGTGTTATAATACTGTTGTCTGCCCAATTTTGTGTAGTCCAAAATAAGAATTCTTTTCCGCTAAAATTCCAATCAAGCATAGATCCTAGATCAGAATTAAATTGATCAAAGATAAACCCTTGGACTTCTAACCAATGGCCGTATCCTATAATAAAATCATAAACTTCTTGTATTGTTTTAAACGATGTTCCATAGGAAACTTTAGTGACTTGATTTTCAAAACTAGAAGCTTGTTGTACACTAACTCCGCCTACTAGAGGAAGTGCAGGTATAGGTGCAAACAATGCAGAGTTAAATTCTTTTTCTGCTCGGTGACTGACTTTTACTCTATAGTATTTAGAGTTATAGGCTACCAATTGACCTACTTGATAAAAAATACCAGTAGGAGCAGTTGACGCGGAAGTTGTTTCTGTTTGAGATACTCCGGTTGCATCCGGGGTAGTTCCTAATGACCAATTAACATAAGATTCTGAGATACCGCCTACTGTGATTGCAGGAGTTGAGTTATTTCTAATAGGAAGATAAACATTAAAATAAGGATTACTTCTATCATAGCCTTTGACTACAAATACTCCGTTAGATTTTTGAACGACAATTCCGCTAATACCTAATGATTTAATAGGGCTACTAACATTTAAGAATAATGAATAATCTTCTGGGGGCATCATTGCCCCAGGATCTATTGATTTAGGGCTGTATGCATCAATAATAACATTCATGTTATTCTTATTAACAAATCCTCCAACTTTGTAGAATAAATTAAAATCAAGATATGCAAGGTCATTCTTAAGAAGTTGCACATAATTAGAATTTCGATGTTGACCAACTTCAGAAACAAAAACACTGTAGCCGCTGGTTAACGTGCCAGCATCATTGTGTATCGAAATGTTTTTAGGGTTTATAAATGTATGATCAGTGCCATAAGTCCATTGCCCGGCAATGTTTTGAATCACTCTTGATGTATCATACATCAAGGAAGAATAAATTGCCGGACGAGTAAGTGCTAATGCTCGTTGTATAGCAAACGGATAATAACTGCTACGTCTCCATGATGTCTCTACTGGGCCTTGGTCTCCAAAAGCAAAAGGTTGTCTAATTGTATAAGGAGTAGTAGCTGTGGCCAATAATTGGTCGGGGAGTATTAAATTACCTAATGTATCAACAGGTAGGATTGACCCAAGACCCGGTCTTGCATAAAGTTCATTACCTAGACCCATTTCTATGTCATCCCATAAAATATTATTATTAGATGTATAGGGTGCAGGGCCGTATGTTGATTCCCAGTCTGCTGGTTTTTCGCTCAACCCTACCATTTCCCAAGGATGTGTATGCGGGCGATCAGTATCATAGAAATATTTGTAAATGGATCTCCAGTATCCATTTAGGTCTATGCCTAATGTGTTGTTAACACTCCCCGAATAATTCCAAGTAAACGGATTAAACTCGTCAAATTTTTCATTGGCGGAATAATCAATGCCAAATATACCTGCCCATTTTATAAAATCTGTTTCTAGAATCTGTGTTATCTCACTTAGTGAATAATCATTATTTCTAAAAGCTCCCGGAAGGACAGAATTAATATCAAATAATTCTGGTCGATATTTTGATTTAATGTTATTGTATATTCTAGTTTCGAGCTCTAAAATAATATCATCTCTGTAATCATTAAATGCAACAATTATACTTCCGTCGTGACCTTGTATTACTTTTGTTGGAGTTATATAAGTATCATCAACAAATATAGATGGCACAAATGCAGGGTACAATCCTAGCTTACTAGGAGTTGGAGGAACATAACATCTTGTATTATCTAAATAATCATTAATAACAATTTGGTCACCGGGCACTAACGGCATTAAGAATTCTACCATAGACTCGATTGATATGAATTTATAATCTCTACCATTTACAGCCTGTACATTATTAACATAAACTAACACTGAACGCAGATTTAATGTTGTAAGATCAAATCCAGTAGTTAACGGGTAGAGAACATTTCTAGAATCTGATACTATCCATGTTCTAACAGTCTTATCTTCTCCATAAGCAATCATGTCAGACGACGAATACATACTGTTGGTTTTGTTATTAATACTAAGTTCGGTTAACACAGTATCAACAGCACCAACCGGGTCTAATTGATTTGATAGTTGTTCAATCTGTTTTAAGAAAGATTTCTTAAATTGATTATAATGATTAGCCACTGTATTTGTAGCATCAATTAAATTATGTTGTTTATTTCCAATAAAAAGAAAAGCAAATGCTAGCAGACTTGAATGTGAAACTAATTGTGTTCCTGATAGATTAGACAAATCTCTCAAATTATTTAAACCAGGATATGTTCCTAAAAATTCTGATTTATTTTCAATCATGGTTCTAACATGATCAGTTATTTCAGATTGTGTTAATGTGGGGATACTGCCATTTAACGGATTGTTTGTCAACGATAAAGGTGTTTGATAATACCCGGTAGATGTAGGAATTGCCTTTGAATAAATTTTAAACAATACATTTGTAAAAGCAGGCAATGGTGTTGCAAAATTTACAAAATATTTTCCAAAAGAACTGCTAGTAGTATATTGACTGGGATTTAATACATATCCATTAATAAAAACTTTAAAATCAAAATTTACAATATTTGGATTTTTAATTGCAGTTATTTCTAAGTCTGGAGTTAATTCTACAGTAGATTGAAACTGTAGAATAGGAATTTGATAATCACTAGATGCATCCCAAACTGTGGCATATTTGTCTAGTTGATTGTATTTTAAATAGGCTGAAGATGTAGGAACAACAGTAAATGATTCATTGTTTGAAACAGTTATTGACTCGGTCATAAAATAGTTATTAAACAAATAACTACCTACTCCTACACTGTTTTTATAAGATAACGGAAATCCTAAAACTGGATCATTTGCGCCCGTGCCAACAGCATAACCAAAAATTTTGTTTCCTACAAAATCAGAAACATAATAATCAAGATTGCTATAACTATTTTTATCACTGTCAAACAAATCAAATAAGGGAGCTTCATTTAAATTAGTGTGTTGTTGAGAAAATATCCATTTGTCACCGTTGTAGTGCCAAGAAGAACCTTGATACGTTATTCCCGAAGCTATAATAACTGAAGATTCTGTTGTAGCAGTTTCTGCTATAACTAATTGTATTTTTGTATAACCAGATGCTTGAGTAAAATTAACTTTATAAATTGTGCCACGGACACCTAAGTGCTTGTCAGCGTTAAAAATTATTCGGTGACCTTGCTGTAGCAAAACACCGTCAATATAATAACCTTCTGAACCTTCTATTGTTTGAAAGGCATCAACTAGTTCTGTGTCAATGATATCAACAGCAGGAGCTCCCATAGTTCCAAAATTATATAATTTTAGATCAGCATTAAATTCTATAATAGGTCGTTGTGCTCTTTTATCAGAAGGGTACACAGGGGTCAATCCGTTAATTTCTGAACTAATCCGTATAACTTCTCCATGTACCCATCGGTTATATCTTGTCCAAGGGTTTAAATCTTGACTTGCCCTGTTAATTGTTATATATTCAGGAAGTATAGGTAATGATTTAAAACTGTCAAACGGGTATTGGTCAAAAGGAGTAGCATCAAAATTTTCATTGAGCTGTGTCTTTGCAATTCCAGTTGCAGATAAAAGATCATACTGAACTAACACAATAGAATCACCAACTCCTTCTACAAAGAAATCTTTATTAAGATACGATGAAGGATAAACATCTCCGTCAAATCTAACTTTCATGCCGCTGGTCAACGAAGCACTTGCAGTTGTTCCTATATTAGTAATATAAGAAAATGTGTAATTAGTTTGACCAATGATGTTAGTTTCTACATTGATAGTTGTGCCGTGCGATCGAATAACAACCAACTCTGGTCCAGTCACTAACCAATAATATTCTTGATAGTTTGTAAACTTGTCCCAACTGATATGAGGATTATAAGAATAAACAGGGGACTTATATAATCTATTAAAATTATCAACGATTCCCCCCTGAACACCTATATTGTTGGTCAAGTCATCAAGACCGGTTGCAGATTGTACATTTTTTAAATTGTCGTAGATAACCAATGCAGGGTCTAATTGATAATCTTTTCTAAGTTCTAATACTTCAGGAATATATACATCGCTGGTAGATCGATATCTTGGACTTAACTTACTACCGATAAATCCGCTGATGCGTTCTAGTTGTGCAGGTTGTATTAATTGATCAATTGTAGCAGATAAAAATTTTGAATTTTTATCTGTTTGGTGATATTCTGGTAATAGTTTAATTGAATTAATTTTATTAGCCATGTTCAACTTCCGGAGTTAGTTATTATCATTGTAGAATTTAATTGACTGGCTGTTATTGCATCAATAATTTCTATATCGTTAACGGTAGCTCCGCTAATAAAAATTTCATTGTTTAAACATGCAACTTCGTAGAGACTGCCAAAATTATTAATTGTAGGAACTATTACAAAATTTGTAATATAAGGAGTCAACGAATTCATTACATACGTAGACAACTCACTAAAATTAAAAGTTTGACCAAATTCCCAATTCTCTAAAGAAAAGAATTGGTTAATAGCATTAAAGATCTGTGTTTTTAAATCATTATCGCTGGTAGGAATTGATGCATTCTTTACAGCTTTAAATGATGCTTGTAAATTTATATCTGCCTTATTTCCAAATAATATCTTATAAGAAACAGGTTGATAAACAATTTCATCACTGATTGTTTTAACTGGTTCTAATACTGAATCATAGTTTTGTTGCAGACCCTGGCTAGTAGGAGGCAACGGGGCTCGTCCTATTCCAGTAGATAGCCAACTCCTATAAGCAGTATCGTAGCTAGAAGTTAAAATATAAACATCAATAACATTACTCTTACTAGGATCAATTCTTCTTTCTTGTCCACTATTGTGTACATAGTGGAACTTTAAACCACTTCTTCCTGGGTAAGCAAAATAGTCTGGTTGATAAACCCAACCATTACCGGTATTTTGATATTGAGTCAATGAATACTGTTTTACTACATTTAATGTTGAATCAGTAAAATAATATAACTGGCCGTCGACGGGATCAACAACATCAGTGTCGAGAGTATAAGTTGAAATTATCGGAGTTGTTCCAACATCGACTAATTGATATCTAATTCCGTCTGACAATTTTTTAAAATAAACAAATTTATTAGATGTTCCTACAATATCTGTAAAGGTGTCAGGATCTGTTATCTGTCCTGAATTATTATAATCATAGAAACTAACCATTATCTTAGAAGGGTTTATGTATCCATCCGGCTCGACAATATAGTTGTCTATTTGTAAAGCGTAATCAATTCCTAACCCACTTGACATGTCACCCGGACTGGTATTAAATGATAAAATGTCAATATTATCTTTTACAACAACATTATTTGTAAAATCATAATTAACATCACTAGGATCAACATAAAATGCTGTTTCTTTTTGACTTTCAAAAATATAATCAGTTAATCGATACACTACTTTGTATTTGCTACCTGTCCATGTAAATGCCACTAACCAACTAGCATCTAAATTGGCGCCTGTATTATTGCCTTGATATTCTAAACTAAAGGGACCTGTTAAATTTAAATTAATGTCAAAAATAACTTTCCATGCTCTAGAAGTCTTATCAAAACTTAATCCAAAGTTTTTTTGTATAAGGCACAGTTTAACCAATTCACTGGAAAATGCATTAGAGAATACATTATCAAACGCAGGAATTACCTCAATAGGTTTATACCCAGAAGGGATAATATTGTTTAAAAGAATAGGACCAGTTCCATCATCTAATTTACCTTTTCCCGAATTACTACCGTCTCCAATAACCTGTGTCACCGTAGACCAAATAGTTGTTGTGCCGTCTTGAGATATAAATCGAATTAGTGCTTTAGGAGTCACATACAATAAATTGCTTAATGTGAAGGATCCTACACTAGGAATTAATGCAACTGACAAACTAGTGCTTTTAAAATATCCTCTTGAACTACCTGACACATTGTTGACCTGTACCCATGATAAACTTAGATAAGACAAATCTAGTCTGGGATATTGATCAAGATAAAAAGACCTCATAGAAGGCGATGAAACGATTGGTGCAAGGCGTTGTCTAACCACAGATAATATATCGTTATTATTGTTAAATGTAAATTCAAAATTAGACTGGTGTGTATTTTTATATAATATTCCGTCTGCGGCAAAGATGTTTGTTTTACTATATTTTCCACTAACATCACTTAGTTCAAAATATTTGCTCAACCCGCTGGTCACTCTAGCAACTGACTTAACTTTTAATATGTCAGTTCCAGCTGTCAATGGAGTAATGTTGTAATCTTCACCTGTGACCATTCTATTTTGTGTATAATAAGCCTGTGGTGCTTTACTTTGTATACTGGCATTTGTTTCTGTAGGAGAACTATTTGAAACTGTAGTTTGTAAACTTAGAACAATGGTTAATGTTTGGGGACGGCCTGCTTTGTTTGTGTAAGGTATGTCAACAGCTACTCCTGTCATTTGTTCTGGTTTGATATTATATCCCAGCCCATTACTTTGACGATATAATAAATTAAAAGTGCCTTTAGGCAAATTACCAAAACTGCCATCGGCAAAATTTAAATCTATTTGATCTTGGGCTCGAGTGGTCACACTATAAATGTTTCGTTCATTGACATCAAGACTATTATAGATAACATTATTTCCTACAATGTTAGGAACCTGAGTCCATAACGTATTATAATTGCCGTTGCTGTCTAATTGCCATAGCCAGACATCAGTGTTATTAATATCAGCGGTGTTAATACCAATTAGTTCATTAGGCACCGGAGTGTTAATAGCAAAGTTAGAACGTCCTAAATTTCCTTGACGAAAGTGTACAAAAAATCCTGTGTTAGCACTACCAGATCCTTGATTATCATTTTTATAAATTAAACTAAAAGCATTTCCAGGGCGAGGTGCTTCTTCGTAAATTCCCGACTTTCCGCTGAATGTTGACGAAACAACTTCAAAATTCATGCTAACACCGTTGATGCTTTTTGTAAAACTAAACACAGGAACATTAGCAGTAGTGCTGTTAACTCTATATTGTTCAGTTAATATTCCATCAATAGTTTGTCTGCCGTACGGAGTTCCAAATATATAAGAAGTTGGCATTGCAGAATTTATTATTGTTAAAAACTGATTATACCAATTTGAATTTGTTGGGTCGTTCCATGCTATTGTTGTATTTGATAGATTGCTACCATTTGAATCATAGATATTATCTGTAGTTGCAATAGCTGTTATTTTTAAAAATCCGTTGGCAGGCACATTTCTGCTAGGAGCATAGCTTATTAACTGAGCTAGTTGTAGTATACTATCTCGTTTAGAGGCAGTTTCTAAAAAGTTTTCACGAGCATTTAGGTCGATGCGGAAACTTAGATTTTGTCCTAGGTAGGCAATTAAATCAATAAGAGCAATATACTCGCTACTGTCAACATAATCATTAAAATCTTCAGGGTAGTTTTGTTGTAGATAATTGACCATCACACGGCGGATAGTTTCAAAATCGTAGCTTTGAAAATCTGCGTTGCGATAGCTTTGGTATATTTTAGTCCAATTTTCTGCTATCAATAATTGTTTAGTTGTTGATGGGATCATGATTTTATTTTATTATACCTATTTATTTTAAAATTTATGTAGGTACATTATCCTACAACAAGCCCCACTGATTGATCAAATGATAATTTTAAATTTGCCGATTGATCTGTACCTTTTAGGGTCAACGTTAGTTCTAACAGATAACCGCTTTCATATTCGTTCATGTTTATTTGAGTTGGAATTACTCTAGGGTCGCTATTACATATTCTAGTAATGTCTTCTGACAATGCAGTTCGAACAGCCTCGGTCATAGGCTCCATTAATAAATTCCATATGATGCTTCCAAAATTAGGATTCATCACTCTTTCGCCCTTTTTGGTATTGAATTGATTTATAATATCTTGTTTAACTAAATCAAAATCATACAGCCGAGTATCAGCTGTATCAGTATTCGCAGAGCTGAACCCCCTGTAGAATTGACTTCGTTTTACTACATTCTGTAAAGTAGGTGATGAGTTTCCGATAACAAGATTTTTATATGGCATAGTACTATTTATTCTGTTTATTAACCACCAGTTTTAACAGGGTTTCCACGACTATCTGTTAAAATACTGCCACTGCCTGTACTCACTGTTGCACCTTTAAGTTGGCCAAAGAAGCATTCGTAGAGTCCTTTTTTAGTAGCATGGATGTCTGGTGTATTAAATCCAACAGCCGCACAGGCCGCTTCAAAATAACTAGGGCTAGATTGGTCTGCCTTAACTCTGTCTTTCATATAGTAGGCAACAACTTTGGCGCCTATTTCTGGATCTGCTAATAAATCTGGATTGTTTACTAGGTCTGCACCTGCTAGCTGACCATACCTTGTATAATTTGCTCGACCAGTTAGTTGGACATATCCACGTCCGATATACTTTGCTCCGTCACCGGGTTGTTTATTTCCTAGTTCTTTTCCTTTAGGTGTATCATAACCATATAAAAATTCTGGCAGTTTATTTCCAGGATTACCTACATAGCTTTGTGCCAAATCCCTGTTGCCTTTAAACTTGCTAGGAAATACTTGTAAAAGTCGATCGGCTGTGGTGTAATTAAAACTTTCTGTGGCACACTTCCATCTACTTTCGCCTCCGCATATACCTAATATAGCGGCAATGGCATTAGGATCTGATATTCCTGCGGCTATACACGCATCTTTAATTAATTGTATGCCGTTGCCTTTAGCACCATTAATCATTTGAGCATACTTAGGATCACATGTTCCCGGAGTGACCTCTGGATAATTAGAAGGTGCCTGTACATCTGAATTTGGATTTGGGGCAACGCCTGGTCTATTTTGCAAAGTACTATCGGTAGCGGCTGTTGTAAATTGAGCAGGATTAATACTTTCATGTTGATCCCAAGGTTCGTGTGTTGGCACACGTTGCATAATTGATTTAATTGACGTAGATTTATAAAAATTACTATTTGCCCATCCGCTGTTAAATTCTCTGTTAGGTAGATTATAAATTGTTAATCTATCAGGTGTTTCAGAAGACTGGGCGGCTTCTGCGCCAGGACCATTCATATGTATCTGTCCAGCTGTTTCGTAGTGATTGCCACCGCTGCCAATGTTAGTATTGCCTGCTGAAGTAAGGAACACATTTTGTGCTTCGGCATGAAGGCCGGCACCTACAGTTAATCTAGAAGTTTGACCTACAGTTTCATGTTTGTCGTTTCTGATAGCAATTTTAGCTTCGTCATCAACAATTAAATAATAATGTCCAGTGATGTTAGCTTCAAAATTTCCCTGAGCTCTCATGTGTATATGGCGTCCTGCTTCAAGATGTATATCTCTGTCAGCACGGAAATTAAAATCATTCTTAGTATGAATACTAACACTGTCTTCAGCATAGATATCAAGTTTTCCGTTGCTGGTCATTTCAATCCAGGCAGTACCTTTGCTGTTAGCTATGTAAATTAAATCATGGCTATTATGTAATAATATTTGATGTCCTGTCCTAGTTCTAATACGTACTAATTCATTTTGCCCGTTGAGGTCTCCGTCATCCATGACAAATTGCGAGCCACCTAGGCGACTAACGGGCAGTTGCTTAACATCGCCTGCATAACCAATTGTTCCTTGCTTGGCTCCTGCACTGGTATCTACTGGGCCCGGAGTTGAAATACCAAATACTGAACTTGGGACTTCTCTACGTGCAGAGCTTGATGTCACTCCCCTAACACTATCAAGCAACAATCCCTGTTGCATAAGCCTATCTGCAAAAGGATGTACAGGTTTGCGTATTGTTTCCGGATTTGGATTTTCTAACTTTTGTGCTCGTTTGTTAAATTCAGAAACTGGAAGATACTCTGTGCCGTATTTCCTTTTTTGCTCTTCGGTCATATGTGTTTGCCGGCTAGCGGCAATTCCAGGAACCATGTGATTCTGGAATATGTCTTGAACGCACCCAAACCAATAACCTTGATTAGGGTCACCGTCAATAAACATGACCATAATTACTGTGCCTACATCGGGTGGGATCATCCACATGCCGTAAGATTTTTGTGCATCGTCAAACTTACCAGCATCATTGCCTTCGAATCTAACAGAGGTCACTCCATAGAAAGGACTTAGATATTTTACAATATAAGTATCTGATTGATTGGCAATTGAATTAGGAATACCTTTAAGCAGAGCAACTTCAAGACTACCCATGTAGGTAGGATCTAGATGGTTAGTCACTTCTGCAAGGAAAGGTCCCGGAGTGGATAATTTACTTCGTGTTCGTTTTTCAATAGCCATATATTACAATCCAAATAATTTTCGCAGGGGGCTTTTTGCTGACTTTGATCCAAACTGAGCAACTACCGTTGTAGCTAAACCTATTGCATAGGGATTTCCTAAAATATTACTGATACTAGATTGGTTAGATTCAACCGAACCTGATACTCCAGTTAAACCACCAAGTTGTGTTTGTGCGGTCTGCAATAGGCCTCGTTGCGACGACGCATCTGCTAGATTAGGTCGACCTAACCCAGGTATACCAGTAGTCATCTGATTCATATTAGTTATGTTAGGAACACTGCCTTGATAAGCTATATCGGGCACAACATTAGGAGCGGTTGAATACGGATAGGTAGACGGGATGTTTGGATATTTGCTAGAAGGCATATTGTTTAGATTAACACCTTGATTAACAGCAGTTTGCAAATTTACATTGCCAGGAATTAATTTACTAATAAGTGAAATATCTTGAAACACCTTACTTTTTAACGATGGTGACAATCCTGATAATTGAATAGCGTCAATTCCCAAACTTTTAATAACACCGGTAGGATCTGTCGCTGTCCCATTAACTACACTGGCAATTTTTCCGGCAGCGTTGATTGCTATACCTGCTGCCGCTTGCTTTTGAATTGGCACTAGTCCACTTAAATTCACAGGAGTACTAAATTGTCGTGATACTCCGAGATACGATGCCGCATCACTAGTTGGTGGTATAGTTGAATATCGTTGGCTTTCTGAAGCTACAGCAGGAGCAGGTGTAGATATTATTCTACTGCCTTCTCGAATCAATGTCACAGCCGCTGAGGCATAGGGATTAAATTTAACTCTTGCACCAACACCAATTCCTGAACCTTTAACACCTGTTGCTTTATTAATTGCATTTGCACTTGCTTGAGCTATATAATTTGAAGCAATAGCTTGTGTTAATGGAGGAAGGCCTGGAATATTAGAAAGAATCTTATTGGCTTGCCTGCCTGCAAGAACACCACCTACCGTTCCTAGAGAAACATTACGGTTAAGAGCATATCCCAATAAGGATATTCCTGTCGGACCCAATTTAGATTGCACAAGGCCCACAATTCCAGAAGATTGCAAGCGTATTCCTGTTGCTAATTGATTAGCACCTCCGGGAATTGCGCCGCCAAACACAGACGAACCTAAAGTTTGACGTCCAATTCCATTTGTCACTGCGCCACTAACTTGAGGGAAAACATTGTCCGAGGTGCCACCTAGTCCGCCAGGTGCCTGTGTAAAATTACTAGCTTCTCCCGGAAGTCCAGGATTGGGTAAACTTCTTTGTGTTAGTTCTTGTAAATTTGCATCATCGGGTCGAATACCTGCTTGGGCGGCCGCGGCAACTCCTGATGCTTGTAATGCGCCGCCGGCTTGTTCAGAATCTGCAGAAGTTTCTTGATTAGCAGGATTAGGAGCTTGAACAAACTGTTGTGAAACGTCACTAGGTCTCGTTTGAATATCAAGATATTGTCCTGGTGTTCGAATAATTTCTAAAGTTTGTTTAAATTGGCCGTCTGCAAATCTACTAGTAGCTTTAATAACTTGGTAAACTCCGCCAAAAGGAACTTTCTGAGGATCAAAGTACATGAGCCCGCCATCGGGTAAAGTTTTATAATCTATTGGATTATTAAATGTTATTCCTATTAACAATTCTCCCTGAGAAGCATGAGCTTCACCGTCAATAGTGACTCCTTTCTGAGTGTCGTCAGGTTTTGGATTGTAATTTCCAATTCCACCTGTAATCAAATAAAACGGGTCGCCTATAATTTCTATGTCACCTTTGATTAATGCAGTTTTAGAATTTACAACAGAATCGTGTAAACCTTTGGCCATAACAGAATATGCATCTGTTTGACGTTGGCCTGCATTCGGAGTATTACCTACTCGAGTTTGTGTAAGATCCGGATTAGTTCTAGTCACAGGGGGTGGGGTTTGTGTGGCTTCAATTTTTTCTTTATTGCCCGAATTCATTTTAGCACTAGGTGTGCCGCTAGAAGCAGCCGCGTCTCTGCGTTCTGGTTGATCAGAATTGCCGCCGGCTTTACCAACGCCTTCAAAATATAAGTTGTCAAATAGCAGTTTAAAATTTATTATGTCAACATTTTTTCCGGAATAGATATAATTGTATTCTCTAGTGACCCGTTGTTGTAATTTTTCAACATCGATTGCCAACGACTCATACCCTGGAATTTTTGTGTAATGAATCTTATATGGGAATACCACATAGGTAAATTTCTGGAAGGGCTTTTTACTAACTTCATCTACTTCATCTAAATCAGCGACGTCGATCTTAACCATGAAATATTCTAACATTCCATAATCGTCAATATTTCCCTTAACATCTTTTAATATCTTTTTTAGATATTCACTATCTCGAATAACAGCTGATATAATGTCGTGTACATTGGTGTTTTCTGAGAAGTGCACCTGTCCACTGCTGTTAAACGGATTGTATTTTATAGATTCAGGAGCTTTAGCCTGTTGTTCGGGGCTAGAACTAGGCTGGTCTTTTGTCTTATAGTTGTTTGTTTTTGGTGTGCTGCCAGGATTATCAAATTTATAAACTGCACTATCTTTTAAAAGTTCAATAACTGCTGACTCAGCAATTTTGTTTTCAACAGCATAATCTAATCCTTTATCAGGGTCCCACAACGGAAATTTAATTTCATAGGTATCGTGCTTAGACGAAGGAGTGGCTTTTGATTGTTTGTCTGAGCTTGTTTTTTGCAGATTTAACTTATCCATTAAATTTGTTAAAATTTCTTTAATGGTCTTTCCGGACATGTTAATTGGTTCTTTAAGGAGGTTTGGAGATCCCATAGCCCTATCTCCAGGAGGAACAGCATCTACTTTATATACAGTGCCTCGCTCAGTGACTTCAACTTCAACTTTAGTAAAAATAAAAGGAAAATACCTAGAACTTTTATCAATTTTTTTAGGGGTTGGAAGATCAACATCATCGGGGTATCCTTGAAATTCCATTAATAGTACAAATTTTGCGTCTGCATAACTGACATATCCTGCAGCCACGGCAGAAGTATGTAGTGCTTCTAAAAATCCGTTAATACTGTAAGGTTCAATAATTTGAAATTTTATATTTGTTGGCTGACTAACTCCGCCCGACTGACTAGGTGCCAACTGGCTGATGATCTCAACATGGTCAATGTACATGTCAAATCTGCCGGGGCTATCTTTATTAAATCCAGAAAGGGTATCAGCCGAATTTTGTGCAGATTTTTTTACCACCGAATCATATTTGTCATATACCTCAACTTGAGATTTACGGGTTAAATCTTCGTTAGACATTCCGGCAGTGCCTTTACCCCCTGACTTTAGAATAATTTTTCCTAGGGTACCATTTCTATATGCTTCGGGGGTTGCGGCAACATCTTTACCCAAGGCCGCAATGGTAAAATTATAAGTGTACGATCTATAAGAATTTAAAACATTTTTGCCTGCCGAACCAGTAAACATCGGAGTAGCAGGTTCTCCAGCTTTTTTTCGTTCAACGTTTTCATCAGCTTTGATAGGGTTGTCGGCTTCCTCTCCGTGTATAACATTGCCTTGCTGGTCATAGTCTATTTCCATATTATAATCCCAATGCTTTATTAATTGTGGTTATTTTAGGAAGATAAATTTTTACGCCGGATATCATGTCAAATATCGGATCTGACATAACAGCCGAATTTCTAACAACAAACACCCACCATAGCCCTACATCTCCGTAAATGTCGTGCGCTAGTAGATCTGGTCGATGTTCATAGTTCTTAGTCACCGTAAACAAAATGTCGTCACTTTGTGCAGGTATGTTTCTATAATTAAGAGTATCTAAATATCCGTTAACTACTTCAGTGGTATAGTAAGGGCTATTTTTTTTGTATGTTGTCATTATAGATAGCCTCCAGTTTTTCCATTTAACCAACCACTAACTGTGTGCTCTAGAATTTCTTGACGACTATACATTGGTAAGCAAACTACTTGAATTTCCGATAGTGTGGGGACCGAAGTTTTTCCATATATAGAAGCACTTGTTTTACCTATTGTAAAATAATCTACAGTGTTTGGCAAATCTATTCTAAAACTATTAATAGCAACAGGCACATTTTTAAACATAAAATCTCCCCAAGCATCTAATCTGCAAATAGGAGGAGGGCTTCCGCTGTCAGAATCATTACCAAACCGCATTTTTGTCAAGGCTCTTAACAAATGAATAGTGGCCAAATATACTCCAGCATCTTTGTCATTTTGTACAGAAAATTTTCCTGTTATAGAAATTGTACCAACTGAACTAGACTTGTAAAAATTTTGAGTATAGTTGCTATGTGTTGGAGACTGACTGGTGTAGTCAGCTTTGTATTCTTGACCAATAGAAGGAGTAAATGGAAAAATTATGCCTCCTAAATTTTGTAATTCATCCTTCAGTCCAGCAGTAAACTTTGTTAGATATGCGGAAGGAACTCTAATTTTAACACGAGTATCTTGGCTTGTTGCTTTACTATTCATGCTAGAAATATTAACAGCAGGCGGTGGTGGTGTTTCGGGCATTGCACCTGCAGTGACCTGACCGTCTGCTGTTCCCATACCACCATTATCCATTCCGGACATGGTCATACTTGGTAAGTCATATCCATCATACCCATTACTGTCTAATATGTCTGTTTGTTCAGCAGGAGGCCCTAGCACTTCGGCACTGTTATACTTGTTTAGAGTACTTGCATCTGATTTACTAGGATTGGTAGTTGCCATAATTGGTCCTTTATAGCATATTTACCATATAAATAAACTGCTGATATTATTATTTCGGTTGACATAACGTATTTCTGTGCTATACTAGTACATAAGGAAAAATAATAAGAATGACAACAATTTCATTACTCCCAAGAAAGGTCAAGTATCTAAACAATAGAGACCTTTTATTAGAAATACATCGTAGCAAATGTAGTTTTTCTAGTTTTACCAAACAAGAATACAGTCAACATGATATTATTCTAACCAACATAGATAAAGTTAATATACGTACCGTAGCTGATGCAAAACGTTCTCGTGCTAAAAGACTGGGATTATACGCATTTGCACAGGCAAGAGCGGACGGAGATAAAAAAGTTAAGTTAGCAGAACTAACTCCTGATTATAAATCAATTCCTAAAACTGATGTTGTTATTAGGATAATGACATTTGAACATATTCCGCTGGCGCCCGGTCGCAAGAAGACAACTAAAACAACTGCAGATAGTCACGATAAAGTAAACTTTCCTCCGTTCCAACATTGGAAGTACGACGATGCCGGCGAATTAATATGTGTTGGAAAAAGTCATTGGAAGGGTCCAATTGATACAGGGCACTTTAGCAAGGACCACGGACGTATAACAGAGAACTTAGGTCGCATGTATATCAAATTATCAGAGCGATATGCCCAACGTAGCAATTGGCGTGGATATACCTACATTGACGAAATGAAAGGGCAGGCTATTCTACAGTTAAGTCAGATTGGTCTACAGTTTGACGAAAGCAAATCAGAGAATCCATTTGCCTATTATACTGCCGCAGTGACTAACTCATTTACTCGTATTCTAAATATTGAAAAGAAAAGTCAAAATATCCGTGATGACCTATTAGAAGAAAACGGACTAACTCCAAGTATGACTAGACAAAACAGTCAAATGTATGCTGAGGAAATTGCAAGGCAGGCCGAATTATACAAAAATATGCGTATGCCTAAATCCGAAGAAGATATAAATCCGGAAGAAGATGGTGAGGCAGAGGCTTGACTTTTACTCAAGATATCTGTTAAACTTAGCTCTAGGAGATTTATATATATATGGCCTTGTTTAAAAAGGTAGCATGTTTTACCGACATCCACTATGGACTCAAAAGCAATTCATCTGTTCATCTTAAAGACTGCGAAGAATTTGTAGATTGGTTTATTGCTAATGCCAAAGAACAAGAATGCGAGACCTGCATATTCCTTGGCGACTGGAGTCACAATAGAAATAGTTTAAATTTGTTTACTCTTGATTCAAGCCTTAGATGTCTTGAAAAATTAGGGGCGGCATTTGAGCAGTTCTACTGGTTTCCTGGCAACCACGATTTGTTCTACAAGGACAAACGAGACATCCATAGTAGTGCGTTCGGACGCCATATTCCTGGCGTGACTGTTGTAGACTCTGTCACCACTCTAGGCGATGTCACCCTTGTACCGTGGTTGGTAGGCAACGAATGGCAGGAGATGAAAAAGCTGACCAGCAAGTATGTGTTTGGTCACTTTGAACTTCCCTTGTTTTATATGAACGCCATGGTACAGATGCCGGACCATGGGGAACTTAGAGCTGACGATTTTGGAAAACCCGAATATGTATTCAGCGGTCATTTTCATAAAAGACAAAACAAAGGCAACATTCATTATATAGGTAATGCGTTTCCGCACAACTTTGCAGACAACTGGGATGATGCCCGCGGAATGATGACATTAGAGTGGGGCGGCACTCCTCAATATATTGATTGGCCCGATGCTCCTAAGTATAGAGTTGTTAAACTCAGCGACTTAATTGATAAAAAAGACAGCATCATGAAATCTAAGATGCATCTTAAAGTTAACTTAGATATAGATATTAGCTACGAAGAAGCAAACTTTATCAAAGAAACGTTTATCAATGATTATGACATCCGAGAAATTAGCCTTGTTCAAGACAAGAATAATTTAGAAGGATCATATGAAGATAACCCAGATCAAAAATTTGAAAGTGTAGATCAAATTGTGACTGAACAACTAGTTAACATCGAATCCGAGCAATTCGATAAAAACAAATTACTTGAAATTTATCAAAATATCTAATGTTTAAGATTAAAAATATCACAGTGAAAAATTTTATGAGCGTGGGTAATCAAACTCAGGCTGTAGACTTTGACAAAGAGCATCTTACCTTGGTGTTAGGATCTAACCATGATCTAGGCGGGGACGATACTGGATCAAGAAATGGTACAGGTAAAACAACCATTGTTAATGCACTTAGCTATTCCCTATATGGTCAAGCGTTAACTAACATCCGTAAAGAAAATCTTATTAACAAAACTAACAATAAAGCTATGTTAGTCACTGTTGAATTTGAAAAAGACGGAAACTCATATCGCATTGAGCGGGGACGTAAACCTAATATTCTAAAGTTGTTTGTTAATAACCAACAATTAAAAGACGACAACGAAATAGAAGACGATGCACAGGGAGACAGTAGAGAAACACAAAAATCTATTGAACAGATGTTGGAAATGTCGCATACTATGTTTAAACATTTAGTTGCATTAAACACCTATACAGAACCGTTTTTATCAATGAAGGCGGGTGATCAACGTGAAATTATTGAACAGCTATTGGGCATAACCCTGCTCAGTGAGAAAGCAGAAAATCTTAAAAATCTAGTTAAAGAATCCAAAGATTCAATACAAGCAGAAGAACTTAAAATTGCCGCTATTAAAACTGCCAACGAAAGTGTGCAGAAAAGCATAGACAGCCTAGGAATTAAAAGTTCTGCTTGGGACTCGAAGAAAGACCAAGACATAGAAAGCCTGGGCAAAGCTATGATGAAACTAGAAAGTGTCGATATTGAAGCAGAGCTACAATCACACTCTGCATTAAAAGCATGGGATGAAGCCAACACTAAAATTCGAAATCTTAATAAACAGAAGGCTACATTAGAGTCAGCGGTGACCCAAGCTGAAAAGACCCTTAAGAAATATAAAACAGAGCTAGACAGTCTAGGCAATAAGAAATGTCACGCTTGTGAGCAAGAGCTACACGATCATAAACATGAAGAAATGACTGCCACAGCTACTCAAAACTATGACGAGGCACTTTTTTACTTTCAAAAGATGAGTTCTCAGCTTAAACAAGTTGTAGAAGAAGTAGGAGATGGAACACTTCCTCATAAACCTAACACCTTCTACGACACAGAAGCAGAAGCACTAGGTCACAAGAATAATTTAGAAAGTTTAGAAAAACAGCTAACATCCAAAATTGATGAAGCTAATCCCTACGAAGAACAAATTGAAGAATTAAAAAATACTGCCCTTCAAGAAATTACTTGGGATGCAATTAATCAGTTAACTTCAATTAAAGATCATCAAGAATTTTTATATAAGCTTCTAACCAATAAAGACAGTTTTATTCGTAAGAAGATTATTGATCAAAATTTAAACTATCTCAATAAGAGATTAAGTTATTACATTGATAAACTAGGTTTACCACATCGTGTTGTATTCCAAAACGATCTAAATGTAGAAATAACCCAGTTAGGACAAGAACTCGACTTTGATAACTTATCACGTGGTGAACGCAATCGACTAATTTTAAGTTTGAGTTTTGCATTTAGAGATGTATGGGAAGGGCTTTACCAAAGCATCAACTTATTATTCATTGACGAGCTGTTAGACAGTGGAATGGATAGTGCAGGGGTTGAGTCAGGGCTGGGAGTCTTAAAGAAGATGGCACGTGAACGTGGTAAAAATATATATCTAATTAGTCACAAGGATGATTTAATAGGTCGCGTAAACACAGTTTTACGTGTGGTAAAAGAAAACGGATACACATCCTACGCCACGGATTCAGAATATATAGAGGCGGTATGAGTGAACAGCTAAACAAGTATATTGAATTAGATAATCAGTTTTTAGAAAGTCTAATAAGATATACTGATTTAAAGAATCGATTTATAAGACGCCCAAGTGTTGATGGAACCAAGGCTCTTAGATCGGAACTTAAAAAAATGAAAAATCTGCTTAAAGAGATACACGCGACTGCTCAATTAAGACGTCAAGAGTATAGCATTGAGTGGAGACAAGAAGTAAAAGAAAAAAGGAAACCAAAATGAGCTCAACAGAATTATTGAAAACAACATTTGAAGCGTTTTTAGCAGAAGACGCAAAATTTACAGGCGGAAACTCTGCCGCTGGCACTCGCGCTCGTAAGGCATTGGCTGAATTAGGTAAAGCTGTTAAAGCTCGCCGCAATGAAATTACTGCTGAGAAGAATGCTCGCAAGGAAGCAAAAGCAGAAAAATAATCAATGACTTGGACTTATCAAGGACAAGTTGTAAATGAATTACCTGAGGACTGTGTTGGTTTTGTTTATTGCATAACCAACATAGATTCGGGTCGCCAATACATTGGCAAAAAACTAGCAAAATTTAGTAAAACGACCTACAAAACTGTAAAGTTGAAGAACGGCACCAAGAAGAAAAAGAAGATTCGAAGCAAAATCGACAGTGATTGGCAGGAGTATTACGGGTCCAGTCCTAATTTAACAGCA